TATATATTTGCCGTCCGTCTGATAGATGGCATAGATACTTTTGGCAATCTCGGAGAGTTTCTTTTCTTCCTCCAAGACAGGCATACCGCAGAAGACGCCGTTATCCCCGCAACGAAGATGCTCTTTCTGGTTTTCGGAAAGGTGTGCATCTTGAGCTGCAAGCCGGATATCTACAGAAACATCTCCTGCAAGGCGGCGAGCAGCCGCTTCAATATCTGATGTGGAAAGATGTGTATTTGTTTCCGCAATGATATGGCAGATGCCGTGACCGATCAGGACTTCGACGGCAATCTTGGGGTTTGTCTCGCTTGCATAAGCAAGGTCAACAATGGCTCCCGCGATGCGGTCTGCTACTTTATCGGGGTGTGCGGGATTTACACGTTCGTACATTTACTTCACCTCCATTTTTGTATATGAAAAAAGCCACGCACCCGCATGGCCTAAAACAATCGCTATGTTTTGTTTTAAAGTTCCCGCATTTTCAAAAGACGATCCATTGCCGAATCCTGCGGGTTTGAACCTTCGTAATCAGCTGTGCAGTTTTCTTTCACGATCTGATAAATCTGATACCAGAGCTGATTTGCTTGCTTGATGTAGTTTTGAGACATTGTCACAAAAGGAGAAGCTATCGGATTTCCCGAAGTTGGATGTTTGGAAAGCATCGTGTAGCGGGAAATTACATGTTCGCACTGAATCCAGCGAGCAACACTCATGGCGTATTGATCAATAATCTGACGATTGACCAGCCTTTCGCAGTGAAGCGAGGCAAGCCACTCCCACGTTTCTTTAAACACATCCGCAGCGCAAAGCTCTATGCCGCTTCGCTGCTCTTCGAGCATGTAATCTCTGGGATCGGGCGTATCGGTACCTTCCATCTCAGGAGGATCCGGCAAGTCAAAGATTTCTAATGCTCTGCCTCCGGGATTACCTGTTTCCAGTTTTTCTTTCAGTGCTTTTTTTGGTCTCCCTTGGCCGAATCGCTGCCCTCCGCGGGCAGTTCCATCTTTTGCCATTGGCTTTCGCCTCCTTCCTTTGGGCTATTCCCTGTTTGTTTTCGCTCTTTTTGTACGCGTGACCCCGCGCCGTTTTCCGGAGAAAAAGGTCGTAGAGATTTTGACCGCCCTACCGGTCGCCGCGCTCGTGGTGAATCTTCTCGTGACACGAGCGACAAAGGCTCATCAGGTTAGACTCGTCATTCGTTCCACCCTCAGCCAGCGGCAGGATGTGGTGGACTTCCTCGACCGCGACGTAGCGTCCTTCCTTTAAACATTGCTCGCAGAGCGGATGCTTGTGGACGTAGCGGTCACGGATTCGTTTCCAAGCTCTGCCGTATCGTTTGCCGGGAGAGTAGCCGCGCTGGAACTTTTCGTAGTGCCGTTCCATTTGCCTCGCGTGCTCCTCACAATAAGCGCCGTCCGTCAGGTTAGGGCAGCCGGGAAAGCGGCACGGTCTTTTAGGTTTTCTTGGCATCAGCCGCGCCTCCTTTCCGGGCATAAAGAAAGCCCTGCAGGATTGTTCCCGCAAGGCTTGTGGGCTGCGCGTGCAGCCATTCTTTATTCTGGTTTGCTGACTATATACTAACATATTGGGCGGGTGGACATCTTAGGACAAAGCAGGACATTTCGGGCGCATTTTTATATTGTGATCGGATCATCCGGTAGTGTCACATGAAGGAGCGCCTTGCCGTGCCAGCGACGGATGGTGCGGGCATCTGCACAAAGCTCCATGCCGATCTGTTCCCATGTATAGTTATGGATGTACCGGTACTTCAAAACCATGCGCTCGTCGGTGTCCGGAACCGCCTCAATGACCTCCCGTATCTGCTTCTTAAGGTTAGAGAGCATTTCAAGCTCACCGGCGATTTTCTTTTCCAGTGCCCAGAACTTTTCCAGTGTCCGGACAAAGGCGGCCTCGGTATTTCTGGATGTCTGCACGCGGTCTTTGTCATATTGGATAGCCGACACGCTGCCTGCCATCTCACGCAGGTTTTGTGCTTCCATCGTGTCGGACTTGACTCTCTGATCAAGGCGGTAGGCCTGATGCAGATATTCTTTTATGGTCATAGGCTTTTTGCCTCCTCTCGTAGTTTTTGTATGAGATACTCGTCGTCCACACTCGTTAAGGCCTTGTACCAAGCGGAGCGGAAGAACCGTTCACATTCCATCGCATCCGACATGGCGGCTTGATTACTGGGTTTCTTTTTCAGGCGCTTTAGTGCATCCCGGTAATCCTTCACGGCCTGCAGCACGATGGCGTTAGCGAGATTTTCATAAGGATCAAGCATTAGGTCACCTCAAGGTCTGCCTTGACCGCATCAATCAGCGCAGTCTGTGTCATTTCCTTTTTGGATAGCGCCTTTACGATCCTCTCGTCGATAGTGCCCTTGGTGATGATGTGCTGGATCACTACAGTTTGGGATTCTTGGCCTTGCCGCCAGAGACGCGCGTTCGTCTGCTGATATAGCTCCAGCGACCATGTAAGCCCGAACCATACAAGGGTGGAGCCTCCGGCCTGCAGGTTTAAGCCGTGACCGGCAGAGGCCGGATGGATGACTGCTACAGGAATCTTTCCCACATTCCAGTCAGCAATATCGCGGCTCGTCTTGATCTCTCGGACATTGAAGCGGTTCTTGATGCGGCTAAGGTCATGCCGGAACCAGTAGGCCAAAAGGAGTGGTTTTTCGTTGGCGGCCTCGACAATATCCTCCAGAGCGTCCAGCTTCCTATCGTGAAACTCAATGACCTCACCGGTATCGGCATAGATGGCTCCGTTTGCCAGCTGAGAGAGCTTACCGGTGAGCGATGCGGCATTGGCAGCAGTCACTTCGCCGTCAGGAAGCTGCAAGATGAGCTCCTGCTTCAAATCCTCATAGCGGCTGCGCTCAGAATCGGATAATTGGACTTCATATTCCGTAGAAACCAGCTCCGGCATCTTCAGGTGATCGGTGGATTTCATGGAAATCGTAATATCCGAAATCCTCCGGTAAATGACGTCCTCCGCATAGGGCAGTGGCTTATAGGAGTAGATGATCTCGCCATTTCGCTTGTCCGGCATGAAGTAATTTGTCCGGTACTGCGTGATAAAGCGTCCGAGGCGCTCACCCATATCCAGCACCTTAAACTCTGCCCACAGATCCATGAGACCGTTTGAAGAAGGTGTGCCGGTGAGCCCGATAATGCGATGGAGCTTCGGTCTAACCTTCATCAGGGATTTAAAGCGCTTGGACTTATGGTTTTTGAAGGATGAGAGCTCGTCGATAATCACCATATCGAAGTCGAAGGGAAAGCCGGACTCGTCAATTAGCCACTGCATGTTTTCACGGTTAATAATCGTGATATCCGCGCTCTGCATCAGGGCGGCTTTTCGCTCCTTCGGTGTCCCGACTGCGACCGCATAGCTAAGACCGCTAAGGTGGCTCCATTTGTTGATTTCCGCAGGCCATGTATCGCGGGCGACTCTTAAGGGAGCCACCACCAGAACGCGGTGGACTTCAAAGCTGTCAAACAAGAGGTCATTTACTGCCGTCAGGCTGATGATCGTCTTGCCAAGTCCCATATCGAGTAGGACTGCGGCCACAGGGTGCTTTTCGATATAGCGGATGGCATAGTCCTGATAATCATGTGGCTTGAAGTTCATCGATCATCCCTCCAATCTGCTCCGGGTCGTCAATGACGTATACCGGAAAGCCCAGCTCCCGCAGCAGCTTGTGACGTGAGAGCTGGAGCGGGCGTGGCTTTTTGCCGGGCGCCTTCAGCTCTGCGAAGCCGATATGGCCGTCAGGGAGTAAAATCAGGCGGTCGGGCATTCCTGCAAAAGAGGGACACACCAGCTTTAGCGCAATCCCACCATGTTTTTTAACCGCCAGAGTTAACTTGTTTTCTATCTGTTTTTCTATCATCGGTAACCTCCGTCAGGCGTTAATTTCAGGGGAGTGCAAGGTGTATCAATGGTATTTACAGAACTTTTTCTTAGAGCTATTTTTTAAGGCCTAAGAGAGTTTTTATATAAGACCTTGATACACCTTGTCATAAGTCCCTCATCACTGCAGAAAATCTTCCTCTGCGCCTGTATCCTCACGAATCCTCAAGCCCTTGAAACAACGCTTCCGATTCAGTGTCAGCCGCTCAAATCCGGCTTTTTCCAGTGCAAAGTAGAAGTCTGCCGTGCTGCGCACATACTCATTGCAGTCCAGCGAATAATTGCGGTACGCCTGATAGAGTGCCGAAGAACTTTCCTTAAAGGAATCGTCCACATCGCACTTCTCGTCTAAGAAATGTCCGAACCAGTCGTTCTGGCTGCGGTATTCCTCGATAGCCTTTGTCACGCAGTCCGGCACCGGAATCTGGTAGTCGAGCTCGATGACCTTCTTGGCACCTTCGATGATCCACGCCAGAATGCTTTCACCGGCATTCTCATACAGGTACTCACCGTAATTCTTGATGTCGGCCTTGCCCTCGATCTTGGCATTGAACGGGATCACAATAAGCCTGCGCCAGATACCATCATCAGAGGCGGAGACGCGAGGCAGGTGGTTGGTATAGAGCACCAGCGTGTGGCAGGGCTTGAAGGAAAACGGGTCTTTATACTTTTTCTCCGCGAATACATCATCCGTGGAGCAGAGCTGCTTGACGGTGGAGTCGTTAAGGCGTGCGCCTTCCTGCATTTCCGCAGCGATCAGCAGGCGCTTTCCCTTGACCTCGGCCATTTCCGGCTTGATGTTTCTGCGGCAGCCGACGGTCAGGGTGTCTGCGGAGATATTTCCGCTGTAAAGTCCCAGCACGCGGGAGACCGCATTCCAGAAGGTGGACTTACCGTTGCGGCCATCGCCATATGCGATGATGAGCGCCTCAACATAGACCTTGCCGATGACGGCCAGACCGCAGATCATCTGAACATAGTCGATTAGCTGCTGATCCTTCTGGAAAATTAAATCCAGATTGTCCTGCCAAAGCTGCGCTCCCTTGCTGCCGGGTGAGACCGATGTAATCTTCGTAATAAAATCATCTGCAGAGTGCTCGCGGGCACCGGCCATTCCTTTGCGAAGGTCGTAGGTTGCCCCCGGTGTGCAGAGCAGGAAGCAGTCCGCGTCCAGATCCCTCGGAGAGATTTCCAGCATCGGGTGCGACTCCTTGAGGGTCGATGTGATGTTCTTGGAGTCACGCCTGCGGACAGCAAAGCTCTGGTAGGCCTTGGTGGCAAGGAACTCCTGATACGCTTTCATCTGCTTATCGTTCATCAGCTGTTCGGCCTTGGCCTTTGATGTGTTATCGAGGATTTCCTGCGCACCACAGTTTTTTAGCTTCTGCAGCGCTTCAAACATCATGCGGTTCGACTCGACCAGCTGCCTGCGGGTAAGCTCATGGGCGACGGCCTGAGCGCCGGGCTCCGTTTCCTGCCAATAGTGGTCGCTGTAGCGGATAAAATGGGTGGCCGGTGAGTAGCGCAGCTCGTTTGCAAAATACTTTGATAGCACCTCGGCTTGCCCGACGTCAGAGAAGTCCTCCGGCATATAGCTGTTCTCGTCGTTATAGACCTCCGGAGGGACATATCCGTCCTCACGGCTGATCTTCGAATAAAAGCGCTGGGCGCTGTGCCAAATGGTGTCGAGCTCGTTTTGGTCGAGAGGTGGCGCGCAGGTCGCGGCCTTTTCCAGAAAGCTCTGGTAGGCCTTTTCCGTGTCGCCATACTTCTTGATTACAATTCCGGCAAAGCGGGACATGGTAGAGTTGCGGCTTCCTTCCGGGATCGTAGTATCCTTTTCATGACCGCCGGGCAGGCCAGCATCGAACTCGTCATCATTCAAAAATTCCGTGAGGTTCATGCGACCGGGATAGAGCTCCACATTTGGCTCCTGTGTCCCGAAGAAGAAGCGCGCCGCATCCAGTGCATTCGTATCAAAATACGGGAAGATGGAATTGACCAGCTTCTTCATATCGCTGTAAAGGGTAGCGTCCGTCACGCGCTCAATGGGAAAGAGCACATGAAACTTCGGCCTTGCGGGCTTGCCGTTTTTCTCACGTTGGTTGAAACGGCTGTAGTGGATAGCAATGCTGACGCCGGGAAAGGCCTCCAATACATCTGCCGGTGTGATCCAGTCTTTCGGATCTTCCGAGTGGTCGTTGTCACAGTCCACGGGAAGGCAGTTAGCGGAGAGAAAATTGGCACCGTTGCGGTAGTGGTGTTTATATTCCGCACACACATAGTCATGGCCGACCGCAGCCTTTAAGCTGTCCTTATCCATGACCAATGTCTTATGCGGATAGGAGCAGTTTCCGGGATTGCCGATAAAATCAGCACTATAAAGGGTAAACATCAGTCGTACACCTCCTCCGATTCTTCCTCCAGCACCTTCGTGATGAATTTCAGAGCGCGAATCATGGTCTCCAGCTCGCAGTCGCCGCCAAGGGTAACCTCAAAGCCCTCACTGCCAAATCTATCCATGAAAGGCTTTATATCGATGTCTGTGCCGCCTTCGTCCTTGATACGAAAATAGGTGCGGCCGCCATGTCCGGTATCGCCGCCTTTGTAGCCGGTTGTCCCGGCCTCGACCTGCAGGATGTTGCAGCTGACCACGTCGCGGGTGTATGTGGTGATCTCGGTGCCATCATCGAGTTTTCTGCGTCTTTCTGTTACTTCATACATAGCGTTAAACCTCCTGACATTCTTCTGTGAAATAGCGCAAGCGATAGTCCTTCCACTTGGCGCGTTTGATCTCTGCTTCCATACCGGATGAAATGCGGCTGCCAAATACCCAGACCTCCGCGGATTTGCTCATGAGGGCGTTTCCGAAGAAGAGACCGAGCTCCCGTTCCGTGGGATTCGTGTCATCAAGGAACTGTGGAAACAGCAGATGCGGTGCGATGGGGATATATCCCTTGTCCACGGCAAAGCGGCTGTAGCGTCTGGCATTGGCCACGTTCGTTTCCACATCTCCGGAAAACGGAGAGCAGATGTAGACGATAGGCCGGAAAGCTCTGAGGGATTGCCGTTCATTTTTCGCAATCCGGGAGAGCGCCTCACCGGCAGTGGGGTCGGGATAGCCCTCGCTGTTTTGAAAATCGTTACTCAAACCTTGCGTCCTCCTTTCCGGGCAGACTTAAAAGGCGTCCACCTCCAATTTCCACTGGAGATGAACGCCTGATTTGAGCGGACGATTTTTAATCTTTTTTGTAGAAGGGTGTGGTGTAGCCGTCGGCGCGGAGCTTCAGGCCTTTTGCCCACGGCGGAGTCCTGCCCATCTGTTCACAGAGCGCATCAAGGGACATGTGTGGGTCGGCTTCGATGACCAGCTCGTCGTGGATATGCATGACAACTGAGCAGCAGCGTAGCGTCTTCATAGCATAGCAGAGAATGTCGCGGGAGGTCGCCTGCACGATGTTTTCCACAAATTTCGGGCCGTATGAGTCAAGCCGCTCCCATTTCTTTGCGCTGCCGATGCCCTCATAGGTAATACACTCGCCGCCGAATTTGTTTGTGCCGACCTTCGGTTTTACATAGGCGAGGTTCCGTCCGGAGGGCAGCGTGATAAAGAGCATCCCGGAGCGGCAGGAAAAGGTAAGGCCGTAGCTACTGGTCGTGTGCTTATGCTTTACAGCCTCCATGACAGCGCGGTCAACGTCCCACCAGAATTTCACGATGTTTGGATTCGTCTGTCGCCAAGCATCCACCAGCGGAGGAAGCTCATCTTCGGATAAGCCCATCTCGATAGCTCCCATCGCTTTGAGGGCGCCGACCGAGCCGCCGTAGCCGAGGGCTAATTCCGCAATCTTGCCTTTTTGCCGCAGGTGGCCGTTAACACCGTGCTTCTCGACCGGGACATGGAACATCTGGCTTGCACTGGCGCAGTAAATGTCGCCGCCGTTCTCGAATACCTTCTGTCGCCATATCTCACCGGCGTACCAAGCGATGACTCTGGCCTCGATGGCGGAAAAGTCTGAAACATAAAACTGTGTGCCTTCCTTCGGAATAAAGGCCGTGCGGATCAGCTGCGAGAGCGTGTCCGGCACATCTTCATATAGGAGCTTCACAGCATCGAAGTCGCCGGATTTTACAAGGGCGCGGGCATCGGCCAGATCCTCCAGATGATTTTGCGGGAGGTTTTGTAATTGGATGAGCCTTCCTGCCCATCGACCGGTACGGTTGGCTCCGTAAAAAGTGAACATGCCGCGAGCCCTGCCGTCATCACAGACTGCACGTTCCATCGTCTGATATTTCTTGACGGAGGATTTGGCAAGCTGCTGGCGAAGCTCCAGTACATTTTGCAATTCGGGAGGCGCTGTTTTGATGAGTTCTGCCACGACCTTTTTGCCGAGGCTGTCGGTTTCGAGGCCGTTGTCGGAGAGCCACTGTTTCATTTGCTGGACACTGTTCGGATTATCAAGATCGGTGATATCCTTCATGGCAGCAGTCAGTTCTTTGCGGGAGCGGGTATCCATCTCGATGGCTTCCTTCACCAGATCCATATCAAGCCGAACGCCACGGTCGTTGATTTCCTGATCGATGTGATATTCCTCCCAGACCGAATCCGGCACCGGGTAATTGGTAAGCCTCTGCCGAATCGCCATTTCGACCTCGACGTCCCGTTTGTTATATGCCTTAAAAACAGACCACTTTTCCGGATCGTCGGCGGGCAGGTTACGGGTGCGGCCACCATTGGATTTGGTAGGAGCGCAGGGCACGGAGAAATATTTGATGAGCGCCTTGCCCTCGTCCATCTTCTGATCGTCGAGTTTTAATACTGCGCCGACACCTTTTAAGGACAGAGGCAGTCCCAGCGTAGCCGCCCAGACCATAGAGCAGCGCCAGCTTTCTGGATTCAGGAACTGGGCGCACTCCTGCGAGAGTGGGTGGTTATCGTGGAAGGGGTCAAGGCTGATGCCACGGTCTGAAAGATAGCGAGACAGGCAGACGCGTTCAAATGAGACATTAAATCCCCACTTGATAACAGAATCGTCCGTCAAGGCAGACAGGACATCTTCCGGTATCTGTTCTCCTTGAGCCAGATCCACCACATGGACTTTGCCGCCATCAACTGCATAACCGAACAGCAGAATCTCGAAATTTGGAGACTCCGCATACTTATATAAGCCACATTTGGCAAGGTCGATATCGCTGTATGTTTCGAGATCGATGGACAGCTTTTGTATTTTCTCTTGATTCATAGTATTTTCACCTCAATTCAAACAAGCGGCAGAGAATGTATCCCTGCCGCCTGCCGTTTCTGATTTACTCCAAGGACTTCATGCGCTTCTCGTGGTACTCACGTTCATGTTCGGCCTGTTCCTTTTCACGCTGCATGCGTTCCTCATGGTACTTGAGGTCGCGGGCGGCAGATTCCTCCTCGCGCTTCTCACGCTTGCGGTCGTTGATAAAGCTCTGGATGGACGAGATCAGGAACACGATGCTGAATACCAGCCAGATGGCGATCAGCGCGGTCAGCAGGATTGTCTGTAATGTAGTCACTGTCATGGTCGCACCTCCTTAGTCCAGAAAATCTTCATCGTCGTCAGTCGCAAAGTCGGACTCTGCACTTGCCTTGCCGCCAAGAGGCTCACCGTCACGGACCTTCTGCAGGTTGTTAAGCCCGCAGGCGATGCCCTTGTTGCCAGAGCTGTTGAAGGCGTAGAAGGTGATGCTGGCACGGCCATACACACCGGAGTACACCTCCGAGCGGGTGAGGATCGGGTTCAGGTCTGCGTCCACGATGCCGGGAGCAGAGGTGGCGTTGGCATTGACGAAGTAGGCGTTCTTATATGCCTCGTCGTCCGGGCGCTCCGCATCGCCGTCGCGCAGAGGCGTCTTCAGGACAGAAAGCGCCGGTACGGACTTGCCGTTGCCCTTGAGCTTGGCCTCGCCTTCCTTGTAGGCAGCCTCGATGGCGACCTTGATCTTGGCGATGGTCTTGGTGTCGGACTTCGGGATGATGAGGCTTACGCTGTACTTGGGCGTGCCGCCGTTGATGGACTTCGGCTCCCAGACGTTTGCGTAGCTCCAGCGGGTATTGACTCCGGTGATAACCTTCATGGGATTGCTAATTTTTACATTCTTACTCATTGTCGTTTTCCTCCATAAAATCATTTTTTGCTGTATTCATGGCCGGGCGCTTGTCGCTATCCGGCACAAGTGTGGGTTTGCCCTGCGGCTTTTCGATGTAAGCCGTCAGGAGTTCATCAAAGCGAGACTTGCCGAGGAGCTTCTGCATGGCGGTGATGCCTAGCAGCTTCTTCTCATACGGGTCAAAGCCCGCTTTTTCGACCGCATCGATAACGGCGGCCTCGTTGCTGTATCTACGGTTGCTGCGTCCCTCGACGAGCTTAAAGCCTGACCACTCTTTTCCGGAGAGAGCCTGCTGCAGGGCGTATTCCTTGATGTCGGAAGCCCAGCTGACCAGCTCATCCACCTTGCCGAGGATGATCTCGATCTCAGTGTCCGTAAGTTGTGGCGGGAGCTTGAAATCGTGCTGAGCGAGCTTCAGGTTTGCCTCCGCTCTGGCACGGCACTCGTTCTTTGCCTTACAGAAGCCGCACCACTCGCCGCACAGGAAGTTTCCGTCACCGGCAAAGGCCAGTTCTGCGGTGGGCTTTAAGATCTCGTTCGCCCAGCGGTACAGATCATCCTTACTGATCTCGTAGGTACTGACGTTCTGGCGTCTCGGCTGGTAGATCGTCATGGAGACCGTATCGATGTCGTAAATGTCATCGAAAAGCTCCAAAGCGCCGAGAGCGTAACACTGCATCTGAGGGTTCTCGTCGGCAGAGACCAGAACGCCAAGGCCGTGCTTGTAGTCGATCACACGGAGCGTGCTGTCTGCGATAATGATGCAGTCGGCGGTGCCGAAGCCCTGTTCTACCCAACGGGAGAAGTCCAAACGCTGTTCGATAAGGACTACCGGATCAACGCAGGTTTCCTTGGCGGCCTCGAACTGCTCCAGCACGTATTCGGCATAGCCGGAGGTGCAGTCCTCCATCTCCTCGGAATACCATGTGAGGCTTTCGGTCGGGTCTTCTGCGGGCAGTCCCAGCGCGGCTTTTAGCTTGTACTCGCCAAGGGCGTGGGCGTCGGTTCCTTCCGCAGCATAGTCCGATCCTTTATCCTTGTAGGTTTCGCAGAGCCTTGCCGATGGCGGGCAATGTAGCCACCTGTCGGAGCTGGATGCAGAGAGGATCGCGTGTGCTTTAGCTGCCATTTCCGATCACCTCCGCGTCCTTGAGCAGGGCTTCATACTTTGCCGGGTTGATCTCTGAGAGCTTGTCGGCACCATGTTTCTTAAGCAGGGCACGCACCTCTGCGGTATGACCGGCGCGGGACTTCTCGGCAAGGACGGCTCTTACGTCCTCCAGCTTCAGCTGCGGCTTCGGCTCCTTCTTGGCGGGTGCCTTAGCAGGCTGCGCCTCGGTGTCGTCACCGGAAAACTGCTGGTAGAGCCAGTCAGCTGCGGCATTAATAGAAGCAGCAGCGCTTCGGAGCTCTTCGATGGTCTGTGCCATTTCTGCCATCTTTGACATGTTCTTTTCCTCCTTCCTCGGATTGGCTTGCGACAAGGAGTGAGAGGTTCCTTGCCAGTCTGGCGGATACGTGGCTGATGGAATTTAGGAGTTTGATCTCCTCGTTCACGTCGCCGCTGGTGTCTGCGTAACTGCGGTACATACTGTTCACCTCGCTTTCTGAAGGCGTTTCTCTCTGTCCTTCAAGTTCCACTGGAGATGAACTGCCGATTTGAGCGGAGGATGTTATAAAAAAATTTCCGACCACCATCCGAGAGAGGGACAGTGGCCGGAAAGACGGCTTGTATTATATAAGTAGATTAGTAACCGCGAACCTTGCGAAGCTCGGTGCGATACTTCTTCATTTGGTCAGCAAAGGTGCGCTGCGGTCTGCCGAGGGCTTCGGCGATCTTACGATCAGAAATCTTCGGATTGTCGAGGCGCATCTGGATAATGCGGTCTGCGTCCGGCTCAAGCTCACGGAAGCGGGCGATGAGATGCTTCAGCAGGTCACGGTCAGCGTAGATATCTTCAATAGAAGGTTTGCTGTCCGGAATATAGTCGCCGAGGGTGCCATTGCCGTCCGAAAGCGGCTCGTCAAGGGAAACAGTATCGGGAGCGTGGTATTCGCACAGGTCGCACTGGCCGTCGCATTTCCAAAGATAATGCTTCGGGCACATACAGTGGCCATGATACTGTTCGCGCTTCTGGGTAGCCCAGATGTCTGGATAGAGGGCACGATACTGCTCCTCGGTGACAGGTGCGAGTGTGACCTTGAAGGGATTCTCCGGGTCACGAAGTGGAAAGAAACGCTGGTTGTCATTGGTTTTCTTAGAATTTTTCATTTTCGGTTCCTTTCTGAGCGAAAGGAGCCGAGAGAACGCAAAGCCGAAGTCTTAAGAAACACAAATGGCCGGATAACTCTGAAACATTGTGTTTCAAAGTCATCCGGCCATTTGGTAGTTCATCTCGACTCCGTTGCTCGGTATGCTTTGCGTATTAAGTTTTCGATTAGTTGTTACATTCCTGCCTGCATCGCGTAAGCGGCAATGCGCTTGCTGGACGATTCCTTTACTGCGGACTCATCGCAAAGAATTTTTACAATGTGGTTGCAGTTAGGACACTTGAGCTCGATGTATAGCTTTTCCTTCGGGATATCAGATACATCGCAGGCTCTCTTCCCACAAACGGGACATTTGAGCGGCTTGTTCATGCCTTCCTCCTTTCTTGTAGTACATAAGCGTGTTCGCTGATTTACTACACCCATGGTAAAAAATATGGGAATGCACCTGTGAGAGCACATTCCCGTGCTAACAGAGATATTCGTCGAGAGATAGTTCCTCTCTTGATACCAGCTTTAATTCCTGAAGCCGATATTTCATGGGCGTATAGTTGACGCTGAACTTCTCAGCCAGTTCTGAGATTGCCTGATCGACCTCATAGGTTCTTGGAACAGGTGCGCGCGGTGATGAACGTAAGCCCATCGTCTTCAGAAATTCAGCTGTGGTTGCATCGCGTGGCATCAGGAATGCCGCAGCGCAGTAATTGGCTTGGTATTCTATGACCTCAATGGCGGACATGTTTGACCGGTCTCCAGTCTCTGCGCGGAAGGCTTTCTTCTGGCAGAAGTGCTGGTAATTTGCTGACCGGTTCATGAAGCAACGCGGATGGAGCTTCTGATGGAAGCATTCATGAATGCAGCTGAAATTCTCTATTCCGCGATTGTCACCCTCGTTGATGCTACGGTCAATGATGATAGTTCCTTTTTCGACGGGAGTCTTTTTGGGGAACATCCCATTAAACACGATATTGTCCGGTGGAGCCTCGTCTGCTTCACTGAGGGGAATCCAAGCATAGTAGTAGCCGTTGTTGTAGGCTGTCATTCCAAGGATCGACTGATCAGGCGACAGGTAAAGCCAGTCAGGTGTGCAGTGTATGAAATCCACTACGTCATATACATCGATCTTCTTAGGCCGGATAAGGCGTTCCTTGTCAAAAGCCTCGTTCAGGCTGTCAGCCTCATTTTCGAGCTGGGTTTTGCTGTAGTCATAGTATCGCAAATTACGAGTTACCTCCGTTTTTCTCCTGACTCTCCAGCATATCGATGATTTTCTGCCAGTCATCCTCACCAGCATTGATGTCACGAGCCTTGCGAAGAGCGGTGCGAAGATTGCCGACACCCATCACATAGTCAGACAGGTCAGGAGATACGCCATTATCCCTTGAGAGTGCAGCGTAATCGAATAGCGTGTTTGTATCATCCTTGTTGAGACCCAGCACCTCAGTGATTTTGTAAATTTTGTCTTTGTCTGGCGGATACCTCCTTCCTTTTTCAATGTCGCTCATGTAAGCAGGGACTATGCCCAGCTCCTCGGCGAGTTTTCGCAGGCTGAGTTCCTTCTCCTGCCTTTTGGCTTTCACAAATTCTCCAAATTTGTTCTCCATGATAATCCTCCTTTCGTAGCATGTAAGCGCGTTCGCTGAAATACTACAATAACTATAAACAGATCTACTGTCGAAGTCAAGGACTCAAATGTAAATTTTCTTTGACCAGCGGCACATGCTTTCTGGGTTATCTTGAAAGGCACTTCAGAGCAGCGGGATAAATATAGTTTATTCCTGACCTGCAGGAGGCTGTGCTGATGAGGTACCGGTGCCGGTGCTGACAGCCTCAGTGGACTAAGAGGAAGTCGTATTTTTATTGCGGTACACGAGATCAAAAATGCGTAAATAAAAATTATAAATCCGAAATCAGGTTGAATTTTTCTTCCGGATGTGCTATAATTTATAGGGTGTCTTTTGCCGATAGGACTCTAATGGTTAGGAGGAGAATACATGGCAGTCAGCTATAAGAAATTATGGAAATTATTGATCGATAAAAATATGAAGAAGAAGGACTTGAGAGCTGCCAGCGGGATCAGCACTACGACACTTGCGAAACTTGGCAAGGATGAAAATGTCAGTACCAAAATCCTGTCGAAGATTTGTGCTGCCCTGAACTGTGATGTCGGAGACATCATGGAAATGGTGCCCGATGATTTGAAGGATGTGGAATAAATGGATGGCAAAGATAATAAACAGACAAGGAGCTTTTTAAATATGAATCAGTCAACTTATAATGCGTTGAAATCCTTTATCTGGGGAATCGCTAACGATTGCCTCGTAGATGTATATGATGTGGGCGACTACAGGAAGGTTATTCTTCCGATGTTGGTCATCCGTCGTTTTGATGCGGTTTTGGAACCGAAGCACGATGAAGTGGTAGCGGCAAAGAAGAAGTTCGAGAAGGACGGAGTCACTGTTGATATCGATCCTGCGCTCTGCGGTATAGCCAGACAGGCCTTTGTGAACAAGTCTGACTTCACGCTACGCGACCTGAAGTCCAGAACGAATCAACAGCAGCTCCGGAAGGACTTCATCGACTACCTCGATGGATTTTCCAAGAATGTGCAGGAGATCATTAACAAGTTCCATTTCCGGGATCAGATCCTGCGCCTTTCTGAGCAGGATAGGCTTGGCCTTCTTATTGAGAAATTTGTCGATCCGAGCATAAACCTCAGCAATAAGCCTGTTCTGAATGAGGACGGTTCTGAAAAGCTGGAGGCGCTTGATAATCATACAATGGGCACTCTGTTTGAAGAGGTTATCCGCATGTTCAATGAGCAGACGAATGTGACGGATGCCGGACGCCACTTTACGCCGCGAGACATTATCGAGCTCATGGCCGACCTTGCCTTCATTCCGATTCAGGATAAGATTCAGAGCACCACATACAGAATCTATGACGGAGCCTGTGGCACGGGAGGCATGCTCACTGTCGGTGAGTCCTGCATTCAGAATCTCGCTGAGCGTCGCGGCAAGAAGGTCTCCATCAACCTGTTCGGTCAGGAGAACTTTGACGAGACATATGCCATCGCCTGCGCTGATATGCTGCTTAAGGGTGAGGGCTCGCAGGTCAACAACATCTTCTTCGGTTCCACCATCTCTAATGACGGCTTCCCGAAGGATGAGTTTGACTTTATGCTTTCAAATCCGCCCTTCGGTACATCATGGAAAGCAGAACTGAAGGCTTGGGGAGATATAAAGAAGAACGAGATCACAGATTCGAGATTTCTGATTGAGTATGACGGTAATCCTGAGTATTCGCTGATACCGGACATTGGCGATCCCCAGATGCTCTTTCTTGCTAATAACATTAGCAAGATGAAACGCAACACAGATCTTGGTAGCCGGATTATTGAGGTTCACAACAGCTCTTCAATTTCAAATGGATCTGCGGGAAGCGGAGCCAGTAATCTTAGGCGATATATTATCGAGAATGATTTGCTTGAAGCAATTGTGGCTCTTCCTGAAAACATGTTTTATAACACGGGAATATCTACATTCCTTTGGGTTGTTACAAATCATAAGGATGATAAAAGAAAGGGATTTATTCAGCTAATTGATGCATCTTCCCTGAAGAAGCCGCTTAGAAAAAATGTCGGGGAGAAAAATAGTGAGATTTCACCAGAAATTAGAAAAAAGATAATAGACCTTTATCTTGCGTACAGAGACGCTGATCCAAATTTCAGTAAAGTCTTCAGCAATAAAGAGTTTGGATATTATTCAGCCGACATTCTAAGGCCATTAAGACTTCGAGTAGATCTGAAAGATGATAATGTTGCCGCGTTGGATGAAAATTCAAAAGATGAAGAGTTGGCAAGACTCATCACCCTTTATCGGGAGAGTGGAGGTTCGGACACATGCATGGATTTCAATGCATTTATGCGCGAGATTGAAAAACTCAGCAAATCCAATGGAGTAAAGCTTACTGCAAAACGTAAGAAAGCAGTACGAGATTTTCTAACACAGATTGATGAATCTGCGGAAGCGGTTCTTGATTCAAAAGGTAATCCGGAAGCGGATAAGAACTTGAAAGATACTGAACAAATCCCGTTATTGTATGAAGGTGGCATTGAGAGTTACTGGGAAAATGAAATAAAGCCCTATGTCCCTGATTCGTGGATTGATGAAAAGTCCATAGGGATTGGTTACGAATTGAGTTTTACAAAGTATTTCTATAAGCCGTTAGAATTGCGTGCACCAGAAGAAATTATTGCAGACATTCAGGCGGTGGAATCCAATACTGATGGCCTGCTGGCTTCGATTATTGGAGGTGTTAAAAATGCTTGA